GAACAGCGCAAGGGCTGAAACGAAAGACATGAGAACGTAATACATGGAAAGCCTCCATAAAGTTGAACAAGAGCGCATCTCTGCGCTTTCGGCTAATCAAGCCTCATCAGTTGTCCTTACTCTCGCCAAGATGCGTCATCAATTTCTTGAGACTCTTTTTCATCCTGATCGGAGAGCCATTGGTCATGGTCACAATGATCGGGATCGCTACGAGCATCGTATTCATCCTCATCGTGTGCATCGCTGATGATGGTTTGGACGTAGACGATGCAATTCATTGCAATGTCTTTATCGTCCAGCGTGAGCGCCTTGTACGCCTCTTCAAGCGCACGAGAAATCAAATCGATCTGAGCCTGTTTCATGCGTGTTCCTTTGCTGGTTGGTTGTAGATGCTGACCCATGTGATTGCCTCTCGCTTGGTTTCGCATTCACGAACGCAAGACTTGAGAAGAGAGGGCTTGGTGGAGTCAGACTCAATCCACACTTGCCATCTGACTAGCGGTGTGGTGCGATGGTTGTATGTCTCTACACGGTAGAGCTTGACGAAGTAGTCATTGACTGGCGAGTGAAGAGTTGCGTGAAGTTGTTTCATGCGTGTCCTTTCAGATGCTGAGGGGAAGCTCGTTGTTCGCAAGCTTGTACTTGATCGACTCACCAGCATCATTGCCAATGGCAATCAAGCGATTCTTGGCAAGCTCAAACGCCTTGCTCATGGTGTATGCAACCTCAATGTCGGTTACATCAGCGTTCTTACCGCCGCCTGACCAGTGCAGGGTCACTTTCGGCAATTCTCCGTAGCTGTAGCGTTCGATGACGTAGCAAATGCCCTCTGAACCCCAATGCGTGGGAGCAGAAAAGGTGTAGAAGATTTCACCGAACGGTTTGCCTTTGTTATTGCGAACGGTGTTGTTGATTGTCTCTGTCACGTTGAATTTGCGGAACATGGTTAAGCCTCCATTGAAGTGCGACATTGCACTGATATGCCCATCGGGCATACCGCTGAAATGTCAGCCTCTGATTTGGTAAACATCAGAGCCGCTAGAGGTGACGCACTCACCTATTTCGAGCATCCACTCGAATGTGTTACGCACGAATGCGTTTTTGATCTCGTCAAGCGAGTTGTACTCAGTCACAGAGCTATCTGTGCGAGTGGCTGAAGTGTTCGCACTATTGCGAACCCAATCACCAGTGTGGTGATGAACGAATTGCATTGAGCCTCCAGTTGTTTGATGCGGATTGCATCCACAAGCGCACTGAGAACAATGCACTTGAAGTGGAATCCACTTGCCACCCTTATTCACGAGGGCGGTACATGGGGACAGTGCCTTGCGTCCGCTCCTCTCAGAGCGGTCAGATCGTTCGCTGTTTGCCCCCGAATGGGTAAGTGGTAGGCATGGTGCGAACGGTCAACGTAGGTGACTGTCGTAGTCATCAGGGCTGTTGCTCTCTGTCTGTCCCCTGTATGTGTATGTGGGTGACACGTTGAGAGCCTGTACCTGACGGGCTTTCTGCTCGCACTAGAGGGTTTGCGAATCCCTCATCAAAGTGGTCTTTGTTGTTTGATGCAAGCACCAAACTGAAACGAATGCTATCACGTTTACACACCTCTGCAATGGGGTTCGTTGCAAAAAGGCATAAATATTTAAATCGTTATAAATCAACGAGTTACGAGAGTTGGAGTTCTCCAAAAGGGCTAATGTATACCTTTGTTTGCATTGGTGTTCTGTGTACTTCAGTTTTCAATGCGAACGATAGGGCTGAGGGACAAGGCGAAGCCGAATGGACAGGTGCTTGATAGGCAGTGACCGCTGTAGGGAAGAGAGGCGGTGAGGTGAAGAGCATGAGCTTGTGGTGAGCTTGTGCTGGTGAGTGTTTAAACGCAAACCGTTGGCTTGCTGGTGTACGCCGAGCTTGCAGTTGATGCATTGATGCAGTGTGCGAACGAGTTGCGTTGTGTGTGTCGTGCTGAGAAAATGGTGAGAACAATTGCAGAGTGTTTAAACCAAGCGAAAGGGATCACAACATGGCACAAAACAAAACCAATGAGAACGATATCGGTGTAAGCACTGCACCGTTCGCAGATGCAATCATTGACGGCGAGGGAGACTATAGCGAAGCGATACGGTCAGCCGCTTCCCAAGTAGAGATAACAGTGAGAGGAGATGGAAAGCCATTTGGACATAAGCCCAATGAAGATGAAGTTGTCGAGAATAGAAAGACAACTACCAAGATGAAATTGTTCGCCTCTGCCATTGCGGATGGACTCAGTCCAGCAGAGGCGTACAGGAAAGTGTATGACTGCTCGAATAGCACCAATGCAACAGTGATGGCTAATGCGAACAGACTGCTGAATGATGGAAGAATTACTTTACTACTTGAACCAGTCTTCCAAGCTAAACGAGAGATGGTCATCAATGACGAGTTGGCTACGAGGCGATTCATCATGCAGGAACTCTTTGAACACGCCAAGAACACTGAGAGGGTTGGTGACAAGCTCAGAGCATTGGAGATGATGGGCAAGTCCATCGGTATGTTCAATGACACTGCTGAGAGAGATGAGAACGATCTTGATGTAGAGAAGCTCAAGGGCGAACTCAGAGCAAAGATGGCATCGATGCTCAACGTCACTCTGCCATCAGCCAAGCACTGAGGGGAGATAACTGGTTGGGAGTGGCTCTGTAGCGCTATGTGCAAGGCGTGTATGCGTGGCGTGTATGCGTATGCATGAGGCGTGTGTGTGGCGTAGCGTGTGCCTGTGCAGGGCGTGTAAACGCTGTTCTCCACTCGTGCGCTAGGCGGCTGGAGGCGTGTGCGCTAGGCAAGACCCCACCCACTCCCACCCCCCTTTTCTCGGCGGCATCGACTGTCCTTACTCTACACTCAAATCCACACAGCCAATCCCTATAAACACCCCCCTTAACTTTCCTACTACTCCACCCCCCCCCCCTATATACTTTAAAATGGCGATACCGTTCGCATAAAGGCTATCTAATTGTTTAAACGCCCTAAAGTACTTACTGCCGCTTTTGGAGCGTAAAACAGCTTCTGGACTCCACAAGTTCGGTGTACACAGGCAAGCCAATTGGTCTATACTTTGTTTGTTGGTGAAAGTGAATTACGCCGCTATGCGTACCGAGGAATACCTTCGCTCTGTCCCTTGAAGAAATCGGTTCTTAGCCACCAACAACCCTTCGGGTTTTTTCTCCCCCGTTCGCATAATGTTTAAACGTGCTATATTCCGTTCGTACATATGTTCGCATAGGGGTTTGCATGGAAAAGAAAACCAAGCTGGTCTACGACTTCATCGTGGCCTGTCAGCAAATACGCAAGATCACACCCTCCTACAGGGAAATTGCCATTGGTCTTGGTATGAAGAGCAAGTCCAACATCTTTCGATACATCCGCAAGTTGGAGAAGATGGGAGCCATTGAGACACAGCCCAAGAAGATGCGAACCATTAAATTGACCAATAAAGTGGTCAACGACATCGTCAAGCTATGAGTCTTCTGACTACAGAGGAGATGGAACAGTACCTCCAGATGCTGGAGACACTTCCACCTGAGCATGAAATGATCCCAAAGATCAAGCTTCTGATGGAAGCTGATCGTAGAGAACAATGCAAGGAACACTTCATTCCCTTTGTAGAAGATATGTGGCCTTCATTTATCGCAGGGCGACACCACAAAATCATGGCAGATGCCTTTGAGCGGGTCGCCAATGGCAAGTTAAAAAGGCTCATCATCAATATGCCGCCTAGGCATACCAAGTCAGAGTTCGCATCTTTTCTGTTTCCATCATGGTTTCTGGGTAAATATCCTCACAAGAAGATCATCCAGACTGCCCACACCGCTGAACTCTCAGTTGGCTTTGGACGCAAGGTCAGAAACTTGGTCAATACAGCCCACTACCAGAAGATATTTCCCACAAAGTTATCCACAGACAGCAAGGCCGCAGGCCGCTGGAACACAAACAAGGGCGGTGACTACTTCGCTATCGGCGTAGGCGGTGCTGTGACAGGTAAAGGCGCTGACGTTCTCATCATTGATGACCCCCACTCCGAGCAGGAAGCCATGCAGGGCGACCCAAAGGTGTATGACAGGGTGTATGAATGGTATAGCTCAGGCCCTAGACAGCGTTTACAGCCGGGGGGAGCCATCATTATTGTGATGACTCGCTGGTCTAAGCGGGATTTGACAGGTCAGGTAGTGTCCAACTCGGTCAAAAGGGACGGGGATGAGTGGGAAACCATTGAATTTCCTGCATTAATGCCCTCTGGCACACCACTTTGGCCTGAATTCTGGTCACAAGAAGAGCTTGAAGCCATCAAATCTGAGATTCCAGTCCCAAAATGGGAGGCTCAGTACCAACAAAACCCCACATCCGAGGGCGGTGCGCTCATCAAGCGGGAAATGTGGAGAATTTGGGACAAAGATCACCCACCAGAGTGCGAATACACCATCCAAAGCTGGGATACAGCATTTGAGAAACACAATAGGGCTGACTATTCAGCTTGCACCACATGGGGAGTGTTCAGACATCCCGATGACAAGGGAAATGCCCAGCCAAACATCATCTTGCTGGATGCATTCAAAGACCGCTTGGAGTTTCCTGAGCTAAAAGCCAAGGCCTTTGAGATGTACAACGAGTGGGAGCCAGACACCCTACTGATCGAAAAGAAGGCGGCAGGAGCCCCGCTGATCTATGAAATGCGCCGCACAGGAATACCGCTACAAGAGTACACACCAAGCAAAGGCAATGATAAGATAGCCCGTGTAAACGCAATATCTGACATATTTGCGTCTGGCTTTGTCTGGTGTCCAGACAGGCGCTGGGCTGAAGAGGTCATGGAGGAGTGTGCTTCCTTCCCAAATGGTGAGCATGACGACTTAGTTGACTCAACCAGTCAGGCGCTGTTAAGGTTCCGACAGGGCGGCTTTCTCCGTTTAAACACGGATGATGAAGAAGACTTTGTCCCCCGCAAACGAAAAGCGGCCTACTACTGAGGAACCCCATGATCGAAAAAAGTTTATATCAAGCGCCAGCAGGACTTGCCATCATAGAAGCGGCTCCTTCAATTGAGATTGAAATTGAGCTTATTGGTGAGGACGAAGAGTCATCAATTGAAGATGTAGTGTCGCCAGAGATTGGCTTTAATGAAAACCTTGCAGAACATATTGACCCCAAGGAACTTTCAACCATTGCCAATGATTTGATTGGTGACATTGAAGATGACATAGGCGCTCGCAAAGACTGGATGCAAACTTATGTCGATGGGCTTGAACTCCTTGGCATGAAGATCGAAGAGCGGTCAGAACCTTGGGAGGGCGCTTGTGGTGTCTACCACCCCCTGCTCTCAGAGGCGCTGGTCAAGTTCCAAGCAGAAACAATCATGGCAACTTTCCCCGCCGCTGGGCCAGTCAAGACCCAGATCATTGGCAAAGAAACGCCACAGAAAAAAGAAGCCGCCACTCGTGTTCAAGATGACATGAACTATGAGTTGACCGATGTGATGACAGAGTTTCGCCCTGAGCATGAACGAATGATTTGGGGCTTGGGTCTGTCAGGTAATGCATTTAAGAAGGTCTACTTCGACCCAACACTTAATCGTCAGACATCTATCTTTGTACCAGCCGAAGACATCATCGTCCCCTACGGCGCATCCTCCCTTCAAAACTCTCCTCGTGTCACCCATGTGATGCGTAAAACAAAGAACGAACTTGCTCGCCTAGTGCATGATGGTTTTTACATTGACGAGGAGCTTGGTGAGCCAAGCACCAGCCTTGATGAGGTGGAGAAAAAAATTGCTGAGAAGATGGGCTTTAAGGCGACTACAGATGACAGGTACAAGATTTATGAAGTACACGTTGACCTCGACATCGCTGGGTTTGAAGACTGCGATGAAGACGGAGAGCCAACAGGCATCGCTCTGCCCTACATCGTTACCATCGACAAAGAAACAACAACCGTGCTGGCTGTGCGCCGCAACTGGCGACCAGAAGATGAAACCAAACAAAAACGAAATCACTTTGTCCATTACGGATACGTCCCCGGCTTTGGCTTCTACTACTTCGGCTTGATCCATCTGATTGGCGCATTTGCAAAGTCAGGCACATCACTGATTCGTCAGCTTGTCGATGCTGGCACTTTGGCAAATCTCCCCGGAGGGTTCAAGACCAAGGGCATGAGAGTCAAAGGCGATGACACCCCGATCTCCCCCGGAGAATGGCGAGATGCAGACGTTGCATCAGGCACACTTAAAGACAATCTTTTGCCACTTCCATACAAAGAGCCAAGCCAAGTATTGATGGCTTTGCTTGCAAATATCGTGGAAGAAGGTCGTAGAGCCGCTGGTTCAGGTGATTTAAACGTGGCGGATATGTCTGCCAATGCCCCAGTTGGCTCCACGCTGGCGCTGTTGGAACGCACTTTGAAAGTGATGTCTGCTGTTCAAGCTCGTATCCACTACTCCATGAAGCAAGAATTGGTGTTGTTAAGAGACATCATTAGGGATTACACCGAGGAAGAGTACGACTACGAGCCAGAAGCAGGTAGCCGTAGCGCCAAGAAGTCAGACTATGACTGCTGTGATGTCATCCCTGTCAGCGATCCCAATGCCGCAACAATGGCTCAGAAGATTGTGCAGTACCAAGCAGTTCTTCAGTTGGCTCAAAACGCCCCCGGAATCTACAATATGCCCCAGCTTCACCGCCAAATGCTGGATGTGCTGGGTATCAGGAACGCTCAAAAGCTTATTCCTTTGGAAGACGATCAGAAAGCCCGTGATCCATTAAGCGAGAACATGAATGCCATGATGGCAAAGCCGCTCAAAGCTTTCATCTATCAGGATCATGAGTCGCATATTGCCTCCCACATGAACTTCTTGCAAGACCCCAAAACGGCGGCAATGATTGGGCAAAGCCCAGCGGCACAGCAAATCAACGCCAGCCTACAAGCTCACATTGCAGAGCATTTTGCTTACCAGTACCGTCAAGAGATCGAACAGCAAGTTGGCGCACCGTTGCCATATTTGTCTGAGGATGATGAAGAACTGCCACAGGAATACGAAGTTCAGATTGCTCGTTTGGTAGCGCAAGCCAGCCAGCAACTGCTTCAAAAGAACCAAGCGCAAGCCGCTCAAGAGCAAATTGCTCAACAACAGCAAGACCCCATCATCCAAATGCAGATGCAGGAATTGCAACTCAAAGCAGA